TATTCGGCGTGTCGATACTATTCGCAATCATGCTTTTCCTCAGGATCAAAGGTGCAGAAGTAACAACCAGCATTTTGTCCACAGGTTATGCACACGTACTTAAACTGAATTGAGTCACAGCATGGGTTATAAATGCCAAAATCTTTAACATCGTAGTAAACCGATCCCAGTTGCTTAGGCATTAGGCACCGGATTCATAGGGGTAGAACAGCAAAGCGGTAAAACACTATTTGGCCTGTGCCGTGGGTGATTAAACTCAAGCTCTGAACCGCATTGATCGCATCGATATAAGTAACTAGGCATTTTGCACCGAATTAGGCATGACTGTGTAAGCACTGATACAGTTTTCGCATTTAATAATGATGATTGGCACTATGCCATTTACAAGGTGAACCGACAGGCTCATTTCTTTGTAGTCCTCGCAGTTACAACGTATCTCTAGGTTATTCGGCATTTTGTTTTTCCTCATAGCCATAGATGCCACAGCCAAGGCACTGTACAAAAACCTTGTCATTTGCTGGATGCGTAAACTCTGTAATGATCGAGTGCGGTTGTACGCCGTATCCTTTAAGGGCGCACACCCGGCATTTAATCCTCAATAATTCCATAAACGGACTTTCGCAGTGTGTTCATCTCAAATAATTCGCGCTGTGACACCCAAAAGTTGCCGTCTGCAGCGTTGTAATACTTGGCTTTCTTAGCCCATAGCACAGGCATCCAGCCTGCTAATTGATAGACCGGGCTTTTACCAACGACCAAAATTGCTACATCTTGTAAACGCATGTAATCCTGGTGAATGATTAAATGGCCGTTGATGTATCTAGTCCATTTAACTTCAAAGCCCAGGTTGCCAATGGTTACATCTGCCTGCTCGGTAAATGTATCTACAGTAGGTATAAAGTTTTTAATGCCCATATACTGGGCAACAGCGATCTCGCTGCCAGCAGCTTCGCTATTTTCTGTTACAAATTCATGGTAATTAAGTTTATTGTTATATCTACCAGCATGATCGGGCCGATTAGCAACCACGCCTGTCGATCGAGCAAAGCCTGATGCGTGTGCCTGTACCTCTTGGCTGTAATCAAGTACAACGGCTGGCAAAGGAGTGGGCACTATAACCAGATTGGCTTGCATTGATCGCCCCTTACTTTGCTGCTACAGGTATAACCGCTGTACTTATTGCCAGTCTTGGCACTTACGCCTTCTTTAAAGACCATGCGACCGTGCGAGCAAACAGGGGATTGATCGACAATCTCGCTGCCTAGCTGCGTACGGATGGCCTCGATGCTTTCGGCTGCGGGGCGGACACTTCCAACGCCTTCCGTTACCTTCTGTGTCACCCATAAATCAGCTTCAACCGATGGGGTAGCAGTAGCAAGTCGTTCGACCTTTTCCATATCTTGTTTTGTAGGCCGTGACTCACTGGGCATCAATAGGCCAATACATCTACCTATGGCACTGGTCGCGCAGTTTTCAATCCAAAAATCTCTATTAACGCCTCGATCACTACGCTGTTCGAAAGCGTAATCAACAGCTGCCGGTACTTGATCCTCATGCTCACGGTAGGCACTGGCCTTGATAATGACGTAACCATCTTTGACGTTAATTTCGATTATGTCAGTTGTGATTCGACCAGTGATGTGTTCTGCTCTAAATCGTTTAATGCGACTATTTACATCCTCGTATGTACTTAGATCAAAACTCATTTAAGTACCCGGTCACGATCGCGACCAATGCGCATACCAGCTGCGCGACCTTTTAAATATCCATCTTTTACGCCTTGTTTGTAAGCCACGATGAAACTGGCTAAGGATGACGTTACTGCGATGAACGCAGTTAAAACTAACGTCTGTAACATAAGTGTCCATGTCATTAGATAAGCCCTTATCTGTTATGATTGAAACAAGGGCCAGGCAATAGCAAGAAAATAGTTTTGTTAAGTAAATGAAATAAGTTTGCGCTTATTTCCACTTAACATAATGTAACAAGTCGGTGGTAGCACTCACGAAACCACTAGCTAGTTCCATTATTAAACTGTTATTTAATTGTTATTACCAAGCCCTTGGCGATCGCTGTGATCTGTATAACAATGAGTGCTGACACTCATTACGAAAAGTGTAAGGGCATCCCCTGACATTTTTCAAGATCCGACACGCCACAGTTGGAAGGGCAAATTATGGGAGCACCAAAGATGCAACCTAGCGGCACAGTTACTGTGACTAGCTCGGCGGTAACAAATGGGCGTTTGACGTGTTACGGATATGGGCAAGATGATCGAGTAATTAACCCAGGGGATTTGCTGATAGTAGGCAGCAATTTCATGCGGGATGGCTTGAAAGAGGTCGAAACGCAGATAGCCATACGGCTACGGGGTAGGGACATTAACTATTTCTTTGACCATGTAGTAGATGCCTTACGGCTATGGCAAGAAAACAAGGATTGGCTACAAGCCCCGGCAAGTCAGCCTGGGCTAGATATGCGTAGCACAAGTGCCAAACGGTCTAACGATCAGCTAACTGCTATTCAGGCTTACTACGCACAAGAAGCTCGTAGATAGAATCGACCCGCTGTTCTATACGTTCAACTCTACCTACAAGGTTATGGCCACCATTACCATCTACCTTTAGTTCAGATAGATAGTATTTAACTAGGTGACGTACCAGCCCAGCCGCACACCCCAATAGGGTCGCAACAGCGATTGCCATTGTAATAAGCGACTGGGCTGTAGTCATTTACTTAACGCCGTAAGTTTTGTCTGAGCTGTTAAGCGCACGCATCAGCGGCCCAAGCAGGCCAGCAAGAAACGCGTTAGCCAGAATCTTAGGATCAGTAATCCCAGACATGTAAAGCGCAGCTGCGCAGGTTGCGGCGTGACGTAGGTATGACAGGCCAGCGGCCATTAATTGCTCTTTCATGGTGTTACTCCTAAATGCCCTTAGTTGACTTGTGACAATACTGCAACGATATGAGTACCGCTGGCAGTAATAGCGTATAAAGCCTCGTTATCTCCTACAGGTATTTGTAATTTATCTGTGTTATCTAGTTTGTAACCATTAGATGTAGTAACACTTGCGTTACCCAGATAAACCGCACCGCCACCAAGGTTATGCAGCTGTACTGTTTGATCCATAATATTTGCAGCTACTAAAAGCGTGGCTGTGGTTCCTACTGATATTTGTGCGCTACTCGGCATAACTTAATCCTAACTTCTTAATGTGTTTGGCTGTCTTAACTGGGTCTAGTGCTAATTCCCAATGCATTTCATCTTTTCGAGTCCAATTACCACCCCAGTTAAGAGCATATTTTTTTGTAAGTGCCTGGATCATTGGAATTTTTTCAGCTGGGAACGTGCCTGCCTTGCCTAAAGGATGTTTAGTCGCGTTAAGGTCTATGGCCGTACCGCTGCTGTGGTTACTCAACTTGCCCGGTACGCCTCTAACATCTCGATAGCAGTAGCCCCAATCATCTAGCGCACCGCCATCGATCGGTTCAATTAATTCATTAAAATCCCCAGCAAAGGCAACCAGTAAAGGCGCAGCAAAATATGCGCAGCGCAGCTTAACGTTGCTGCCCTTAATCGCGTAAGACTTGATACGGATTGACTCAACCTCTTTAGAGGCTGGCCAGCCGTTATAACTGATCGCACTCATGCCAGCAATAGGGCCGCTTCATCGGCTGTAATGCCTAGCTTGGCCAATAGTGCAGCTTTGTCTTTTGCAATTTGTGCATCTTTTGCAGCTTGCCAAGCATCGTACTTTGCAAAGCCAGCCTGAAATTCTGCCTTAGTAATCGGGTCGCACTCTAAAAATTGGATACCTTCAAAATCATCGCCTGAGATATACCAACCGCCTTTAGGGATTAGTAAAGATAATACTTCTGCACCTGTTGCCATTTTATGCACCTATTTCCATTAAAGTTATTGTTGATTTAGACTCAGATGTAACTTGCACCTGACAAGCTGTCGCATCGGCTGTACGTTGTGCAAATTGTGTTTTATAAGTAGTGGCCGATGTAGTTGCTGGTGAGTCAAGAAAACTACAGCTACCAGCAGTATCATTTCGAGTAGAACTTGCTTGGCTATAACCTAACGAACCTGCAAAATCCGAAATGCTAGTTGCGCCGCGCAATATCCTTAATTTGACACCGTTTGATGCCGTTGTACCTAAAACGCCATTTTGACTAACTAGAATTAAAATTTGTGAACTAGCAGATGTAGGTGTGATTGTTGCAGTTAAATTTGTGTCAGCATAAGTAGTTGTTGTATTTGATGCCGCCGTTGCTGTTGATCCAAATACCACCTGTATAACTTTGTTGGTTTGTACTGTGTCAAAAAATATGGATGCACCAGTTGCAGTAAAGTAAAGCTGGCCGCCTTCATATTGGCTTAACGCCAACGATCCAGCTGTGCTAACTGTTGCCGTACCAGCCGTTACTGTGCAAACACCTGCGCCTATATTTTGAATCTGTACGGTATCACCGGGAGCAAACAGGGCAGTATTAACTGTAATGGTTGTGGCACTTGCGCTGTTCATTTGTATCACCGTGCCAGCATCGGCAGCTACTAGCGTGTAGCTTACGGTCTTAGCCGTAGTAGATCCACCGCCCATAGCAGTCTGCTGCAGGCTGGTCATTTGTGCAGCCGTTAGCACCTGACCAGTTGTAAACGTCTGTTTAGCCATTTTGTTATCTCCTTAGTAACTTAGAACTGACGTATCCAATACGCCATACAGGGTTGAATCTAAAATAAACCCGTCTATCACGGGTTCAAGTGTAGTGAAGGTTGTACGCCATCTATTCGGTGTCACATTATGCGCCACGCCGAAAACTTGCAGGGTCTTTGTAAGGGTAGATGCACCTGGCTGATTAGTAGTAATAGTTACCGGGTCAAAGAAATCTAAATCTAGGGCTGCGATAATGCCTGTGTTGTAATTGTCGGTGTATAGGTCTAGCTCGATGAAGTCACATCTCACGCTAGTTTCTGCACGGCTTGCAACATAAGCCCGTGCGTAATCAAGTGCTACGGCGTCCGTTTCCATTAATAAATTCTGAATATTGTAAGTATGGGCAAAATACTTGGTGACACTAGCTGCGTTTACTGCGGACTGAACGCTACCCCCAGTTCGAGTTACGTTGGCTTGATTAAAAACTAAAGTATCATCCAAACGCCACACGGCATTGGCATATTGGATGTCGCTACCATTATCGTTAAATACTACAGGCGTACCTGCCACACTTGCCGTAGTTACTGTTCGATCTTGAAAAACAAACGATCCCGATGCATCAACATAGAACGCGCCGTACTCAGAATTTGTGACTGTTTGTAATGCAGCTAAAGATGTACGAGCTGTGCCGGGGTCGGCTTGCATAGTAGTTAAGCCTGCATCTACATCGCGCATAGAGGTAGGCCATGAAATCTGATCTAGTAATTTATTGATCCGTGTACCTGATAATTGCCCTGCACCTGAATCGGTTACGGTACTAATTTGCGCATTTTGCGCCAACCTGAAGGCATCTACTGCCTGGATGATTGTATAAACTATATCTGTAGCCATGCGTGGGGTAGTGGTGGTGTAGCTGGTAATGAATCCCGAAAACATTGGATAAGTAACGCCGCCATAGGTAGCCGATATAGATACCTTACGCATTGGATCAAGTAGGCCAAAGTATGGGCTGCTCGGATTTTGTGGGTTGAAATCTCCATTTTGATCAACAATGCGTAAAGTCATAGTGCCAGTTTGAAACTCATCTACCTGCGGATTTCGGCCACGCTTAATGCTTACGCTATCTACTACGTTACTTACATCCACAATTACTGCAGCTGAATCGGCAAGGATATTAGTACCTAGTATGCCTTCACCGATTATAAAAGCCTGGGCGAACGATGGCCCCGTACTAAAGTTAATTACCGCGTTAATTACTGGAATTGTCACGGCAAGATCGCCCCGTTAGGGGTTTGAATATACCCATTTTTATTAGCTGCAATAACAGCATCGTTAATAATGGTCACTAGATCATCTTGCATAACTAACGTGCCAGCCTCAACATTTATCGTTACTTGTGGAATTGTATTTTGTAAGTAACTTGGCAAACTAAATCCAAAACCGCCTGTGTTGCCATAAAGGCCACTTGAATAAGTTGGCTCTGAAGGCATTGAAATATAAGGATCTGTCATAATTGGTAACTCGGTTGGGACAGATGTAATAGCACCAAGCGCAGCACCAAGCGATGCGCCACCAACAGCGGCAGCAGCGGCAGCAGCCTTTGCTGAAATAGCCGCAACAAGATCGTCAAAATTACGATCCCTATTTTGATAAGGATTTATTGTTACGTCTGCAATTTGTCCTAGCTTTACAGCAATATCACTTAAAGTATTTAGCCAAGCATCGAAGGGATTTACAGCAGGTTTAATGCCAATAATTTGGGCAGTTAATTTAGCAGTTGCTATTTGAGATGCTTCTAGTTTTTGCTGTAATTTATCTGCTAATTCATCGTTCTCATTTAAAATTGCTTGCTGTAATTGAAGGCGTAGTTTTTCCTCATCGGTGATTTTGCCTTTAAGGGCTGCTGCTACTTGAATCTTATCAAGGTCAAACATGGCAGATGCCTTGGCCAATTTGTCTGATTTTAGTTTAGCCGCTGCCTCTAATTTTGCTTGTCTTGCACGTTCAGCCGCAGCTGCAGCCTCAGCCTTTCTAAGCGCATCGGCATTTTTCTTATCTAACGCAGCTTGTTTTTTGGCCTCGGCCTGTAATTGCTTATACTTAGTAAGGTCAAAGCGTTGACCAAACTTTAATCCATCAGTTTGAGCAAAGAAATCTATAGATTTTTTACCTAATGTGCTGAACTTGGCATCAAGGCCATCTACCGCTACGCCAACGGCAACGATGGCTGCAATAATGCCAGCAGCAACAGCAACGCCACCTAGCGGATTTAATACAAATGCCTCGGCAATAGCAGTTGAAATTGCAACAATGCGTAAGGCTTTCATCACTTTTGTAATATCTTTAATAATATTCTTAAATGCAGTTATTGCACCTAAATATTTATTAATAGTCCAAAGAGCCACAAACGCTGCACCAACTACTTTAATAACTGGTAATAATTCTACAAATGCTGTACCTAAATTACGAACCGCTTCTCCAGCAAATTTTCCAAAATCAATAATTTTTTGTTGCAATATTTCAATGTCTGCTGATCCGGTAGCAATCATTAAAGCATCAATGATGCCTTTACCTAATGACTCTTTAGCCTCATCTAGGGCAACTTTAATGCGCGCCAACTTGCCTGCAAATGTATCGGCTGCTACGGCAGCACCGCCGCCAAATATGTCATTAAACCTAGCCATGATCTCAGTTGCAGACATGGTTTTGAGTTCAAGCTGTGTAAGGCCAAGTGCGTATTTCTTTAGTCCCTTAAAATTACCTAATTGTGCAGCTGCTAAATCTGATACAACTGTGTTTAAGTCAATGCCACTAGCCGCACTTACATCCATCGCCAGGGTTAATGCATCCTGCGCTAAGGCTACTGAGCCTAGAGTCTGTACAAGTTTCGCCATGGCTGGCCTCAACTCAGAATCAGACACACCTGTGGCTAATTGAAGCTGAGATATAAACGCCTCTACTGATCGAGTAGCCATGCCAAAACCTAAATTATTCAAAGTGTTAGCAAGTAGAGCTGCTGACTTTTCTTCCTCGGCAAACGCCTTTATAGCCTGATTAGTTAAAGCAAGAATTGAGCCGCCAATTAACGCGCCTTTAAGTCTTTTGCCTAACTTGTCTATAGCCTTTTCAGTTTGGTTAAATGCCTTTTTACCGGTGAACTCGGCGGCAATATCAATGACTATATTAGAGGCCATTAGTTCACCACCTTAGATCGCTTGTTAAGTCTTACTCTGGCTTGTTCAATAGCGCGTAAAACACCATCTTGAGCTTTACCTTGGTTTTCCTCATAGGCACGATACAAAACGCGCCCTTGCATTTTCTGCGATCCTTTCATAGAACCGCCTGCCTTATTGTTTAAGTTCTGCACAAATACGCTATTAGGCGTTTTTCGGCCAGCAGTTTCATAGATAGCACCAGCTGCAGATTTGTTAAACAATTTTGCTAACGATCTAAATCCGCGTGTGTTTGACTTGCTTGGCGATGTCTTATAACCAATGCCTGCATCGACTGCCTTAGCATTGTAGGTTGGAAAAGTGCCTTGACTGTTTGTCTTAGGTCGCCAATTACTTAGGATTTGAGAATCGCCCACGGCATAACCGCGAGCAGCTTTAGCAACTGGCCGTAGGGCGAATCCCATCTCCTTAGTAACTAATTTTGCCAGATCAGGGGCATAGGCGCGTAGAGCTTTACGCAGTTCTATTGCGCCCTTTACCTCGACTGGCATTTCGTGACTCCTTATTTCGGTCTTTTAATCCCATTAACATCGCTTGCAACATCCTGTGATCTAGTTCCAATAAATACTGTGGCGCGATACTTGTTTCCAAACTGATCCGTGCGATCAGATAAGTAAATGAGTCGCGCCCTATAGTTCCGGGTCATCGTCTAACACTTCCACCTTGGCAAGCATGTCCATGAACTCTGCGCCAAATAGCGGAATTGTTACAGCTGCTCTTTTAAGACACTCATAAGCTAACCAATAAACATCGGTTTGTTTTTGATCCTCAACAAAGCATTTATGAAAACCTTTACCTTTATATAATTCAAAGGCGTACTCGATGGACGGCGTAATCTGATGTTCAGTTACCTCGCCAGTTGCCCTTGTTATTTTGAGTTTTGCCATTTGTTTGCCCTTTCGTATTTAGGTTAGAACGCAACCGTAGGTGATACGGTTACAACGGAATTGACTGTGAAAGATAGGCTAGATGCAGCTTCATCAGCTACGCCACCGCTACCTACAGGTGTTAAGTTATTTACCAAAATATTAAATTGGTATGAAGGGTTAGTAGCTGATACTGCGACACCTTTAACTGTAATCATTGATACCGCTAAAGTTTGACCAGCTGCAGCATTAAGTGTTGTCATAACTTGAGATGCTGCCCAGTCATTTAGAAAGTCAAGCTGTAAAGTTGCAGCCTGGAGACCCGCCGTAAAACGATGAGAAAGATCGCCCATTGTCGTGACCTCAAGTTCATCCCAAATTTGTGTAAGCGTTACAGCTGTTACATAACTTGTAATGTCAATGCTTGGAGTTGTTGGCGCGGCCGCTGTGGCAAGTTTAACGCCAACATTATTATTTAGATAAATTGCCATTTTGTTTATTCCTCGTCTGTTTTTGTAGTGGCTTTAGATGGTGTTGCATTTTCTTTCACTTGGCCAATTTTAATTAGCCAAGCTAATTCTGTATCTTTATCAGGCATTTTTTAACTCCAGCTCGTTAGTATGGTTATATTAAATTCGGCTGTTAATAGATCGCCGCTATCTGCATTTAATACGCCGGGCGCGCTAACGCTAGTTATATTAAATACAAGGTTAGATGCAGTTAATTTTGTATAAGCTGCAACGATAAAATCCTCAATGCCCTGCAGGTTGCCCTGGTTATCGAACATGGGAACGGTTAGCAAAATCTTAAAATTAGCCATTGGTGAAATAGTTATTTGGCTGTTATTGCTAGGTGTTAAATATGGATCGGCTGGGATTACCACGCAGCTGTTAGCCAAGATTGTGGCAGGTGGATATGCAAATACCGACCATACGCCGTTATTGGTTAAAGCCGTTGCGATGGTACTACGCAGGGTTGTAATAGCTGCCGTAGGCATTTATCCCACCATGCTATTCGGACTAGCGTACGGGGCTAGTAGGCCGCGTACTTTGCCTATCATGCTGTTGCCCATGCGGTAAGGGCTAGGGCTAAAGCCATCTAATCCCACGCCCCCAGTCTGACTGACCTGCCTGGCCTGCCAAATATCTACGGCCAAGATCATCGCAGCTTGTCTAACGCTTGCTGTATTAACGTAGGTAGCAGTCTTTGTATCTGCACCCACAGCTGAACCCGATGGCACTACGCGCCTAAAGTTTTCATTAGCTGCAGTCTTAGCAAACTGAATAAAACTATAACCCTGTGGTTGCTGGTAATAGTTTAAGTTCATATTAAATGCTGGCAATAAATTTGTAGTGCCTGTGCTAAATGGCAGCGTGGCAGTAATTGTGTAAGTACCGTTAAATGTTGAGCCAGCCCCGGCTATTGTCACGCTTTCGCCTGTAGTAAATAGTCCGGGGTTGGCCAACATTACTGTCGCAACGTTGCTTACCAATGCAGTCCCCACGACTGGCGCAGAATCAAACCAAAGGAAACTGTTGATCTGATCTTGCGCGGCTTGGCAGCACTCTTCGACTGTACTATCGTTGTAAAGACTTCCAATTCCGAGATTTGAACGCAGCTCGGCAACAGTTACATACGTAGCGGCCATAATCGGAACTCCTTACTTAATAGGGGTCGGTGGGCGAAAGGGCTAATCGCCCACCGACTATTAGGGTTATTTCTTAGGTGAAGTTGTAACGGATAATTCCCTTAGGCATCTTGGCGATTGTTGCCATGTAGCCGTAGATGGCTACTTGTACCTGTAGGTTGCTTACAACATTTACAGACATGTAAGCCTGTGGTGATTGGTAAACAGTAAATGCTTCTGGTGCAAGGATAATTGCTGAATCATCTACAGTTGTTGTTGCTGCAAAGTTCTTGTCAACATAGAGATCAAGACCTAGTACGTTGCCGCGAATTGAACCAGGTTGTGTTAGTCCAGCTGCGTTCATTGGCTGTGATGCTGAATAAATTGGGCGGCCTGTTGTATCTGATGCGCCAAGTAGCAGCTGCCATTGTGAACCGTTAGCGATGTAGTTATTAGCAAAGTAACCTGTTGCTTCATAAACAAGGCGAGCAGCTTCCGATGTGTAACCAATAATGCCTGCTGAAGTAGCAGCTTGTGCAGTAGTTGCAACTGTACCTGCTGTAATAAGCGCAGCTAATACTGTTGTATCAAGTGTTTTCAAATACGCATTTTGAAGTTGAGTAGTAAGCTCGGAATAAAAATTCGGATCTGATCTTTCCAACAACTCGATTGAGATTGTATTCATACCTGAATATTTATTGACTGTACCTGATAGGTATTCTGTAACCATACCTGTGTTTTGTACTGCGCCAGCTTCTGCCTCGACTGTTACAACTGGTGCAACGCCTGACTGACCGCCTGCTGATGTAACAAGTGATGGCACGTTAATAGTCATGCCGCTT